AATCGGAAGATGTACCCCATTTATTGTTTTATGGAGATGCGGGTACGGGTAAGACTACACTTGCCAAGATAATAGCCAATTCGATTGATGCTACGGTAATGTATATCAATGCATCGGACGAGAACAATGTAGAGACGGTAAGAACAAAGATCAAGAACTTTGCTTCCACGGTAGGATTTAACAAGTGGAAGATTGTGATATTGGATGAAGCAGATTACATGACGGCTAACGGACAGGCCGCGCTACGTAATTTAATGGAGACCTTTTCAAATACGACAAGGTTCATTCTTACATGTAACTATGTAGATAAGATTATTCCGGCGATACAATCTAGATGTCAAGCATTTCAAATTGCACCTCCCAATAAGAAAGAGGTTGCAATGCGAGTAGTGCAGATATTGGATGAACTTGAAGTTAAATATGAGTTGGCAGATGTAAGTACAATTATCAATGCAGGCTATCCGGATATAAGAATGGTATTGAATTCAATACAATCTCAAGTGGTAGATCAAACATTGAAGTTAGATGAGACATCAGTGATTCAAGCCAACTACATGAGTAAACTGTTAGAGATCATAAAGCATAAGGATAAGAAGACAGCGTTCAAAGATGCGAGACAATTGATCGCAGATAGCAAAGTAAAGGACTTTACGGCGCTATACAAATATTTATATGATGAAATAGATAGTTATGGTACGGGCCATCTAGCCCATGTAATATTAATATTGGCAGAGGCTCAATATCAAGATGCATTTGTAGCAGATAAAGAAATTCATGCGATGGCGACCATAGTGAAACTATTGGATGTACTGAAATAAAAAAAAGGAATAAGTTATGGCAAAAGATTTGACATTTAATAAAGACGCGCAAACAAAGTTGATGGCTGGAGTGAACAAGCTAGCAGAGGCAGTTGGATCAACACTAGGACCACAAGGTAGAACGGTAGTGATTGAAAATGAGTTTACGGGGCCTAGTATTACTAAAGATGGAGTATCTGTAGCGAAAGCAGTTGAGTTGGAAGATCCTGTAGAGAATATGGGAGCGATGATGATTAAAGAGGCATCTACCAAAACAAATGACGAGGCTGGAGATGGCACGACTACGTCAACCATCTTAGCTCATTCAATACTTTCAAAGGGACATCAAAAGATTGATGAAGGCGCTAACCCAGTAGAGATAACACGTGGTATCAATAAGGAAGTAGAGAAAATTGTTCAGTATTTGCAGAGCATAGCAACGCCAGTGGAGGATAATGATAGCATTCGTGATGTGGGAACTATCTCAGCAAACAATGATAGTATGATCGGAGCAATAATTGCAGAGGCAATGGAAAAGGTTGGTCGTGATGGAGTGATTACAGTTGAAACTGGAAAGACGGCCGAGACTGAACTTGAGGTAGTAGAAGGGCTTAAATTCATGCAAGGTTATTCATCTCCATACTTTATAACGAATAGAGATAAGATGACTGCCGAGTTAGAAAATCCTCTCATTTTATTGTATGATGGAAAGATTGGCACAATGAAATCAATTGTTCCATTCCTAGAAACGTCAGTTGAGACTGCGAGGCCTATATTAATTATTGCAGAAGATGTAGCCGGAGAAGCTTTATCTACTCTGGTTATGAACAAGGTTAGAGGGGCAGTAAACGTTGCTACAGTAAAAGCTCCAGGTTTTGGTGCAAAAAGGTATGATCTCTTAGAAGATATTGGTATATTAATAGGAGGGACCGTTGTATCCGAAAGGGTAGGATTGAAACTTGAAGATGTGGGACGAATTAAATTAGGTACTGCAGAGAAGGTTGTTATCACTAAGGATAGTACTACCATTGTTAATGGCAGAGGGGAGAAATCTGCGATTGAAGCTAGAATCAATGAACTTAAAGGACAAATTGAAGTATCAGGTAATTCGGCATATGAGAAGGAGAAACTGCAGGAACGGTTAGCTAAATTGACAGGAGGAGTCGCTGTAATACGTTTAGGAGCTGAATCAGAACTTGAAATGAAGGAGAAGAAGGATAGAGTTGATGATGCCTTGAATGCAACTAAAGCAGCTGTTGAAGAGGGGATTGTACCGGGCGGAGGAGTTGCATTACTAAACTATTTCACTGATACTCCAGCCGACTTTGATAATGATGATCAAAAAGCTGGCGCGGATATTGTACATAATGCAATTCGAACTCCTTTCACTATCATGATGAGGAATGCTGGAATTGAAGATGTTGATTCAATTTTGAATGAACTAGATAGTTATGATTCATTATGTATGGGATATGATATACGTAATGGAAATGTAGTTGATATGGTTGAAGCTGGTATTATTGATCCTGTTAAAGTGACAAGGATTGCATTACAGAAAGCAGCTTCTGTAGCCGGGACGATGTTAACGACGAGTTGTGTTATTACTAACATACCGTCAGATAATGAAGACCAGGCAATGCAAATGCCAATGATGTAATGTCGACAGTTAAACCTAAAACATTATTTGATCACCTCGCTGGGATAACTTGGAAGAAAACTCCATGGGAAGATCTCAGTGAGGCAGATCGAAAGTCATTTACGCCATATTTGATAAATAGATTTCTATCAATGAACCCGGATTATATTGAGATAGTAGATATGTTTCAGCAGTATACAATCGGGCCGCTATCAAAGAAACATGTATATCAACTGTATTATGACCTGTTACCTAAGGCAAAGACGTTCGATAAGTATATTAAAGGTAAGAAGGCTACTAAGTATAATAAAGAACTAATTGAATTGTTAGCAGTTCACTTTGGAGAGTCTTATAGAGCCGTTACACAGTACTTGGAATTAATGCCGACTGAAGAAGTTAAAGCAATTGTTGAAATGTACGGTAAATCAGATAAAGAAGTTACGCAATTATTAAAACTGACAAAATAGTATAATGATGAAACTAAACGATTCGGATATTGAAACTATAATGGATATGAGCGTGTTCCTGCTCCGAATCCAATCTTTATCGAAAGACATACCAAATGATCAAGAATTCGGTACAGCTGTACGTAGTATAGTCAATCAAATGCCACTACTAACAGAATATAAAGTTACAGAGGATACTATGATATCAATAGGCGCCCGCAAGGAGTTTTATACGATAGACACTGATGATGATGACTCAGGATATTATTGGATATATGATATAACGGAAGGAATTTCAATTGTCCTTGAAGAAGATGGTCGAGCATATATCGACGTTCATGATACTGTTTATGACTGCGTGAATATACAGAGTTTGTATGCATTATCTTTAGTTTTTAGTCAATTTAATGAGCAATAATTATGGAGTACATTAAACGTTATATTAGACTTAAGCGTGATGATTTGATTGAACGGAAGTCTGATATCGATATTGATGATATAACTATCGCAGATTTCAAAGCATCTTCAATTACTATGAGAGAGATTGAGCTAGCACATTCTATATGGTTCGAGGATGAAGACGGCAATGCAAGACCTTTAAAACAACGATTGAATGAGTAAGAAGCCATTACGACTAGATAAAGACGAACTTAAGTGGGCGCCGATGGATCCTGAAGAGATACGTGAGGCTAGACAACGTATATATCAGCGCGACAAGGAACGGAAACGGCGAAAATATGAAGAGCATCAGAAGAAAGTAGAAGACCTAGAACGTAGGGCTGCTGCAATATTACAAATCGATATAGAACAAGTCCGAGAACTTAAGAAATACTTTAAGTCGAAATGAAGAAAAAAGATTTGGATATTGTTAGTTTACTTCATAAATTATATGCGATTAGACCATGACGAGCTCGATAAGCCAATGACGGAATGAATGCATTTCTAGAATTTACGTTACCAGAACAGAAAAAAGATGATGTACGCATCTCATACTCACAGTATAGTATGTATGAGACTTGTCCTAAGAAATGGGAACTGACGTATATTAAGAAAGCTGCTCCGTATGAAGCATCTATTCATACAGTATTCGGAACAGCCTTTCATGAAACGCTACAACACTATCTTACTGTAATGTATCAGGAGTCTGCAAAAGCTGCAGACAATCTTCCTATTAATAAGATATTGCGTGATAATATGTATACGGAGTACCGTAATGCATATGGAAAGATGCGCGAACATTTCTCTAACAAGTTTGAGCTCGAAGAGTTTTATGATGATGGCGTAGCAATTTTAGATTGGTTCAAAAAGAGACGAGGACAGTATTTTTCTAAGAAGACGGAAGAGCTCTTAGGCATTGAAATGTTAATTTATCATCCAGTGAGTAATGAAAACTCTCATGTGATGATGAAAGGTTTTCTTGATATTGTAATACGTAATAAGAAGACCGGACGTATAACTATCATTGATATCAAAACATCTACTAGAGGATGGAATAAATACCAAAAGAAAGATAAGGCTAAGATATCTCAATTAGTATTGTATAAAACATATTTTGCTGATCAGACAGGCATCCCTGTTGATATGATTGATATCAAGTATATGATTGTCAAGCGTAAATTGATTGAAGGTGCAATGTTTCCTCAAAAACGTGTAGTAGATTTCATTCCGGCATCTGGCAAGCCTACTCGTAACAATCTAGTGCGTTCTATTAATAGTTTTGTATCTAGTTGTTTTAATG